GCTTCAATAGCACCTAGAATATTTCCAGGGGTGGTAGCTACACAATTAGTAGAAGATGTATGGTCTACATTTGATCCTGAAGAGGCTAAAGCAAGAGAAACATCTATTTCAAGATTTTCAAATACAATAGCTAACAGAATACCTGGGTATAGAAAATATTTACTAGAAAAACAAGATAGTTTTCAAGAACAAACAAGAACGAGACCTGCAGGATTACTAACACAATTTACAGGTGTACGTTTTGCTGAAGAAACTCCTTGGGTAGAGGGTGAGTTACAAAGACTAGGAATAGAGCCTTGGAAACTAGTAAATATTAGAGATGGTGAAATACCTTATTATACTATAGCAATGAGAAGATCCTTAGGTAGAAAAATGCAATCAGTTGAAAAGGTAGGTATACCTATGTATTTAGTTAGTAAAGGATATATAGACTTACCAGATGCTGATAAAAAAATAGAGTTAAAAAAATTCGTAGCTAATATGAAAGCAGAAGCTATGTTGGAAGTTCAAAATGATTTTTATTATCTTGATCAGGCAAGAGATTTAGCAATAGCAAATGATAAAAAAATTCGTGAATTATTATTAGAAGATCCTTATAGAAACTTTGATCAAGAAAGAGAAGATCTTATTAGTGAAGAAGTTGATAGTGGTGATTTTGATAGAATAATGCGTGACAATAGAGACAAAAGTGATGTAAGGTTTCAAGAAGGTGTTGGTAGAGAACCTGAATCTGGTATCGTAGTAACGGATGAAAAAAGAACAGGTTTAATGACACCTTACAATTAATATAGAGGCGTGTTTCAACTAAAGGAGAAGTAATATGGCAGAAGCACAAAAAACTAAAAAGACTAAGAAAGTAGCACCTAAGAAAGCTGCACCAAAACTTGCTGAAACTGTAACAGTATCACCATATAAGAAAAGTGGTATTATACTTGGTGCAACATTAGTAGGTTTATTAATACTAGTTAATATTTTAAGTAGCACATAAAATGAAAGAACATAAACATGAGAGACGATTTACAAGTAAAATGCAAGCAGATTCATTTTATTCTGTTGCTAAATACGATTTAAGCATGGACTGTAGTTTACCTTACCATTTTAGAAATAGATGGATTGTAGAGTACAGTGGATGTCCTTCATGTAAATGTGATATGAAAGAAAAGTAAAAGGGGATACTAATGGGGATAAAAAATAGGGTAAAAGAAGCGACTGTACTAGTTGTTTCATTTAGCATGGTATTAAGTCTAGCCTTATCTACCACTCTTAAAGGTGAAGACTCAAACATAACAAATACAACGACTAGTACGGTAACTTCAACAAATACAAATACCAATAACAATACAAATAACAATACAATTAATAGCACATCTGTTGCAACAAATAATAATAACAATATAAATACTAGCACTATAACTGCAACAAACAACAATACTAATATAAATACTAGCACATCTAATGTAACATCTAATATAACGCAAACTCAAGATGTAACTAATACTAGTACTATAACGTCTATAGGAACGAATACAAATACTAGCACATCTACTAGTACAAATAACAATACAAATTTAAATACAAATAATTCTACAAGCATTTCTTCTGTATCTACAGAAAGTATAAATCAAAACACAAATCAAAACACAAATATAAATACTAATAGTAATACTAGCACTAGTGTATCTGAAAATAGTTCTACACAAAAAGTAACACAAAGAATTAAAACTGCTCCTCCCTCCGCCATAGCTCCTTCGATAATGTCCTATTCTCAGGACCTGTGCACCACAGGAGCTAGTTCAGCCGTTCAAACTCAATTCTTTGGTGTATCATCTGGTAGAAGTGTAAGAGACGAAAACTGCGAAAGATTAAAAAACTCTAAAGCTCTTTATGATATGGGAATGAAGGTTGCAGCAGTTGCTCTACTCTGTGAAAATCCTGGCGTGTGGAGATCGATGATGCAAGCAGGAACTCCTTGTCCGTATAAAGGTAAAATAGGGCAAGAAGCTAAGTTAGCTTGGGAAGAAAACCCACAAGATAGGCCTGATTGGGAAGAAGTAAAGAAAGAAATCTCTACCCATGAGTTTAAAGCATATAAGAAAAAGGATTTCTGTAAGCGTTATTCTACACACAAACTATGCTCAGACTAATATTCATCTTATTGTTTAGCACTTCAGTGCAAGCAACAGATCCTACGTTCACTGTAGGCACTGATCCTATTATTGATATAACAAGTACAGGCACAGGTCTTAGCTTAGGCGATGATCAAATGTCTGGGATGAAAAATATTGGTTTTGATTTTACCTTCTATGATCAGACTTTCTCTCAAGTAAATATATCTATGAACGGTTTCTTTACCTTTCAGTCAAACTTTTCTGTACCTAGATCGAGAAACTACTTATCCGAAACACTACCTGCTACTTCATTCAATTACTCTGTCTTTCCTGCATGGTCGGATTATATTAGAAGATCTAGTGGCAACCAATCTCCCTATATAAAAACATTTGGACAAACGTCAGATACAGATCAATATTTTGTCATTATGTGGGACAATGTTTCTGAATATAGTAACGGATTAAAAAGCACTTTCCAGGCTATATTATATGAAACAACTAATGAAATATCTTTTCGCTATGATGAGCTTCGTATTCAGAATCACGATTTGACAATAGGATTGCAAGGCAACAATGAAGCTGTAACGTATTTAAGGTATGAAGACACCAATAGCACAACCTACATTGAAACTGACAATTTTAGTTTAACTACAGCAGAAGTTGTAGATGAATCATTTAGTAACTTATCTTCTGAGTGTTTAGTTGATTCTGATTACTCAGAACTTTGTGATGTATATGATTTAACATTTAATACAGAAGAAGATGACGATTTTTATTTACAAGGCTCAGGAGTTTCTGATGCCATGTTGTTAGGCTATGATGATGAGGAGGATTTTTATGGGTTCAACACTGAAGAAGTTTATACAGGAACATCTGTTTTTTCTGCGGTTACTGATAGCAGGGATGGTGGCGGTACTTACTATGATGACATTGGTAGCATTAGCTATTTTGACTATGATACAGGGGATGTAATAGAAAATGAAGACACTTTTGATAATTTTGATATACTTGATTTTGGGGATTATACTTTGGATAATAGTGAGGAAGGAACACTAGCTTTTATAGAAATAGATTTAGATGTGTTACCACTACCAGATACACTACCTGACATAAGACTAACTGAAGACGAGTTTGTAGAGTTTGCTCAACATATGGATGAACATTTTGATTTTGAAGATGAAATGGATAGAGAAACATGGGATGAGCAGTTTGAAGACTTTGAAGAACCTATCGAAGAAGAAATAGAACAAAGAGAAGAACTAGAGGAGCAGTATGAAGAAGAAATATTAGAAGAAGAGGAAGAAGCATTAGATGAATCTATTGATGAGATAAGCCCAGAAGAAGTGGAAGAAGGTAATCCGGAAAGGTCTGAAAGAAGAAGACAACTAGTAAGAAACAACATTAATGCTACAAATAGAACAACTTCAAATATAGTGAACTCTAGTATATCTGCAGGACAATCTTCACAAAATGTGAACTCAGGTGGTAGCTCTTCTAGTGCTGTTGTATCATCAAGTGGTGGAGGTGTTTCTACATCTAACTCCCCTAGTATATCTGCTCAAATATCTGCAGCACAAGTACAAACTAATACAGTACTACAATCTATAGAAGTTATACCTATGCCTTCAATGGACAATACACCTTCTGTTGCTATGGCAGAGGTCCAGGTAACCACTATGGAAAATCAAATACAAAGTGTTACATCATCTGTAATGACATCGTCAGAAGCAGATCAAATAGCAGAAGAAGTAGTTGCTAGTAACATAAGACAGCAACAAGAAAATTCCCAGGCTCAACAAGAAGAGTCTGGTGAATATGATTCTCAAGGCCAAACTAATTTAATTGCCTTTATGAATTATGTACCAAACTTTAATAGTTATTCGGCTGTTACTATACCAGATCAAACAAACTGGTATCAGCCTACTCAGATATATGCAGAAGCTATGTTGAGGGACAATGGTAATGCATATGGAGAACTAGTTAATACTAGTATGAGTACTTTGTATGATGTGATACAATCACAGCCTGTACAATTATTTATAGATAGGAGATAAGCATGAAAAACATATTACCAAAACTACAGCAGTACATCACCATTGTAGGGGTCATTACAGCCATAGGCGGGGGCTTCTACACCTGGGGACAATTTAACTTACGACTTGATAACATTGAAAAGAAAAAAATTAAGACTGTAAACATTGCACCATTGAATGAATCCATAGCTGAATTATCAACACAAGTAGAAGGCCTTGAAAAAAGATTAGATAGGCTTGAAGGAAGGTTTGATAAAATAGGTAACAACGATAATCCTCTAGCTAATTAGTATTTATATTGTAAATAGTATCTATAAATACAATTAATTTGATTAATAGTATAAAATGAGTATAACTGTCCTCAACACATAGGAGGCAGTAGTGGAGTATTTTATAGGGTTAAGTTCAATATTTATTCTTATAACATGCATATTAAGAGTAATATAAAAATTTTAGCATGTTTTTTAAAAAAAAGATCTCATAAGTGAGTTCTAAGAGGGTTTTGATACCTTCCTAATAGTAAAGCTCCCAAAAGAACTAATTTGTCTCAGGGAGCTTCTATGAGGCTTACAGAGGATTTAGGGGTTTTTTAAGGTTTATTTCTTGTTTCCAACGTATAAACCAAACCAAGCAGCTCCTGCACCTACAATTACTGATACAAAAGCTGATTGAGCATTAGTTGGGTCAGGTAAAGTCATAAACCAAGCACTAGTTTTATAAAACATTATTCCATACAATGTTATAAGTATGCGTGGAAACACTCTCCACTTATCGAATCCTTCAGCATTATTGTACCAGGATACTTTTTTTTCTACTTCTACTATTTTTATTTCTTCAGCCATATTATTTCTCCTTATATACCATACCCTGCCATATCACGTATTTTTTTTAATGATTCTTCTTCTCTTTTTATTTCTAATTTAGCACGATCATCTCTTTCTTTTTTAGTGCTATGTGCATATACTTGTTCAAAAAATGAAGTGTCATGGCTATTAAAAGCATCATAAAATTCTTCTACAGTAAGCTCATACGATGTTAAAGTTTTTAAATTAAATAGATATACTAAATTCATTATTTGCTCCTTGCTTTAAAAACTCGCTGGCCAAACCAGAAACTTATGATGGCAGCAAAAACGGTTTTTGATTCCTCATCCCATGCAGCTAGTATAGCAGGCAGTAAGTCTTCTCCACCTTGTGTAGCTAAAAGTACATAAGTAATTTTAACAAATGCAAATATACTAAAAAAAGCATACGTTATAACTGGTCGCACCGATGCTTGTAAAGCAGATATAAATGTAGATTTGTTTGCTTGTGCTAATGACTCAGCATGTTTGTACAAACCTTTTACTTCTTCTATATCTGCTTCTGCATCTAATTCTTTTAATTTTAGTTTACTTAATTCTGAAGCGTATTTAGCTTTCGCTTCAAGCATAAGTAGTTCTTGTTTATTAGCTTGTTTCTTTTCAAAGAATCCTAATACAGAAGGAAGAAAAGAAGTGCCAAAGCCGAGAACTGAGCCTAATAACGACAGCATTATTTATCCTCTTTTGTAATAGTTACTGCTTGTAGACTTCTAAGTTCTTCCATTAGTTGAAATACACTTTTATAATCTAGCTGTCCTAAAACATTAACAACTCTGTTTAAAGTTTCTAAAGTTATTACATATGTTTGAGGCACTTCAGGTTTTGTTTCTTGTTCGTATGCTTCATTTACATTTGGTGTACTTGGATCATCTGCAACAAATTTTCCATCTTCTGTACGTGCACGTTTTTTTGTCATGTTATTCTCCATCAAAATTAATATCAAAATCAAGATGAGGTAAATCCTCTTCTCTATGAATACTTTTCTTTTTTATATCTATACTGTCAAAAACAAATCCTGCAGTTCTTAGTATAGTATCTAGATGAAATACTACATCTTCTAGATTAGAGCACGCAAAAGTATAACGTGCATTAAAGTCATAAGATGTGCCTGTGTCATCTTTTATTTTTATTTCAAAGTGTGTCATTATGTTATATCCACTATTTCACAAGAATCAGCAGTACAAGCCAACTCTTGGCCTCCTCGTGTGCTATCTTCTTTTTCTAACTCAGAAAGATCTTGCCAATTAATATTTATAGGCATTTTCTTTTTAAGGTCAAAGTACTCTTCTTTAGTGCATTCCTGGTAAGGAGCTTGTTTGTAAGTATGATCTGAATGCGGCAAGAAAGATATTCCTGCAACATCATTAAAGTTTTCATAAACCCATGCACCTACATCTAACCACTCATCTTCTTTAACTGTTATTGTAACAGAGGGTTTATGCTCACACCAATTTTTTTGGTATTTAAGCCACAAGTTTAGTTGTTCTAAAGCACTAGTATCGTTACGAGTAACTGCTTTTTTAGGAGACTTTACAGGAAAACTAAAAACTACAGTGCTATCTGGTTGCATTATGTCATCTTCTACAGGTACACCTGCTGCTTGCATAAATTGTGTTAAAGGATCTTTTTTATCTCCTCTAACAGTTCTAATATAATATTCAGAGTGTCTAGCATGAATACCAGAAGCAGAGTCTACTAATTGAGATACTGTTCCAGAAGGTTTTACACAAGTTATGGCAGTTGATTGAGGTATATCTAATTTTTTTGATAGCCCTAAATTTGTATCAATAGCTACTTGTTTTAATTGTAAAAGCAAATCAGATAAGTATCCTGCAGATGCAGTATTTAATAGTTCATTGTCCATAATACCGGTAAGAGAAACACCTAGTAACCTTTCTTCTTCTGTATTATCTCTCCATACTTTTCTAAGATATTTTAAATCAGTTAAGGTAGATTGTAGAGTACCAAGTATAGTAGCTAGTTCTATTTTTCTTTCTAAATTTTTTATAGTATCATCTGCTCTTACAACTACTTCTGTAAGGTTACAAAACTGATAAGGTCTTAATATAATCTCAGAACATGGGTTAGTACCAAAATCATAGTCTGGATTTCTTCTGCCGTTTTCTAATGATTTTTCAACAGCAGATTGTCTATTATATATACCACGTTCACCTGATTTAGAATTGTATAGTGTAAGCCATTCTTTCATAAAGATACCTATAGGTGGTTTTTCTTTATAGCATACAGAGTTATTAGCTAATGCTCTTTGACCTTCATTATTCCACCACTCACCAGATTTAGCTAAAGCCATTTCCTGATCTTGTAAATCAGATAAACTAATAAGTGCAGAACGTCTTACACCACCTACTACTACAACAGAACCTATTTTACACATAATGTCATGGCATTCTATAGATTTTAATTTTCTTCCTGCTGCACCTTTAAATATATTTACAGTAAACCTAAACAGATCATCTAAAGGATCAGGACCACTTGATCTACCACCAAATGTTTTTAGTCTTGCACCTGCAGGTCTTAGTTTAGATAAATCCCAGGTAGGTATCTGACCAGAATATAATAAATGAATTAATTCTTTATAGCCTTTAGCCCACCCTGTTTTGCTATCACCAACTACAATAGTTGTTTCACTATCTTCAAAAGATTCATTAACTGTTGGTAATTGTTTAGTATACTTTCTTTCTACAGAAAAACCTACGCCTGTACCACACATAAGTATATACAGGCATTCATCAAAAGATCTAACACTGTCTACAGGTAGATAAGAACAGTTGTATGCAGCTACGTGACATCTTTCTAAAGCAATACCTGCTGTCATTAATGCTCTCATAGAAGGCATAATTTCTAAGTTAAGAACAGCATCTTGTAATTCTTTTCTTTTTCCTACAGATAGACTAAAATCATGTTTATCTTTTACATGTTTTTCTAAGTAGTTAAAATATCTATTAACTGTTTCTTCCCAAGTTTCTCTTCTACTTTCTTCTTCTATCCATCTAGCATATCTAGAAACATGAATAAAGCTTTGATAATCTGTAGGTAAATTTATAGTATTGCTTTGTCTTAAATCATATACTCCCATTATTTTTTCCTTTTAATTTTTTTTTGTTAATAAAATAAGCTGTATTCCAACCTCGTAGCCATTCTTTATGGCGTACATTATTTTCTCCATAAGGATTTTTTAATATTCCTCTAGAAAAAGCTCTAAAACCCTCATCGAACTGAATACGAAGGGGAGGCCATTGACCCTTTCGAGGCTTTGATCTTTTCGATTTCAATCCCCTCGATGTCATAGAACGAGTCTCGTATGATTTGTTCGATTTCATTTCTTACATCTCCATCTATAGGTAGTGGGTATTCTTCTGGGTTAATTTCTAAACTAATCGTTAAATTTAATCTCATCTTTTAAGTCTGCATCCAAACGGACAATACTTATTAGTTTGTCCAAATACCAACGTGCTTTTTGTAAATCTTCTAAAGCACGGTCCTTATAGGTATATCTCCAAATGTATTTTAAAATTGCTCCTTTTAAATATCCTTTAAATTCTTTTTTTCCCATAGATGCTTCTATAGCTTCTATAGCTTCTACCTTTCCATTGTTATAATGATATGGAGAGTTTACTGGGTCATTTTTTTTAGTCATCATTATTCCATTTATTTAAATAAATTACATTATCTTTTTTTACTACTTTTTCTTCTTCAGGTTCTTTAATAAGATTATAAAAATGTGTGGCATACTCAACAATTTCTTCATGGTTTCCACAATAACTAAAGCCAACCATAGCACGAGCAATGTCACTAATTGCGTCAACCATGCCATAAGAGTCATCGTGTTTTTTAGGAAAATGTATATTGGTTGAATGATTCCAACCTCCTTCTGAATTTTTACGAGGTTTTAATAATATTACTACTTCTTCATCATCAACTTCAAGTATTCTTTTCATTATTTTTAATTTTATTTAAAACTTATTAGGACGTGTTAACTTTATAAAGTACGATGGTATATCAATTTGCTGTACTTGAGTGCTGTAACCAGGAAAGTAACCACTTATTTGACATTCGTTATAAGTATTTAATGCTAAATCAACAACAGCATTTCCCTCTGAAACAGATTTTTCTCCCAACTCAAAAATACTAAAAGCATAAGGCGGCTCTTTTTCTATAGCTAAGAAAAAAAATCTAGAAACTTTTCTTCCTGTCGCTTGTTCCCAACATCTTCTATAAAAACTTTCTTGAATATGATAACCAAATTTACCACAAGCTCGTTGAAATCCCTCTTTAGAAGCATCAACAGTTGTTTTTAAATCTATAATTACATCCATTGAAGGATCTTTTCTAGATGGTCTAACTTTATCTGGCCTGCATTTTAATTTAATACCTGTTCCTTCATCTATACAGAATGCAGATACTTCTGATTTAGCATCTTGATGATATAATAATTTATTAACTTGTGAACTATTAGAAACTGCATCTTTAATTCGTAATACATCCTCGTAATCTCCATCAAGTAAAACTACCTGCTCTGCAGTTTTATTTGCCACAGCTTCCTTATATTCTTTTTGCCTTCTATCTTTACCACCTCGTATAACTAAGTTTTTAAATTTTTCAGGCTCAAGTATAGCTATGTGAGAAGCTGTTCCTTTATCAAAGTAAGGTTTACTTTCTTGTATTGGTCTGTTTTTAAAATGATTAGGAGTTTTATTTGCTAGTGTTTTTAAACTAGATGAGCCTAAAGCTTCATCTCCAACTCCAGTATGATACTCCTCATTAGACATATCATCTATTACACTTGGGTATTTTATTTTCATTTTTTATTATGCCTGGTCAGTAACTTCAATAAAATCGTTATCAATAACTGTAGCATCTACATCGCTAGTATATCGTTTTGCTTCATAGGATCTAGCACGTATATTATCATTATGTCCTGTAATATATGTTAAAAAAGCTCTATTAGTTTCCATATCAGCATCTGTAAAAGGTACAGCTTTATCCATAATACTAGGTGTTACTACATACCAAGATATAGCACCAGATTGTTCTAATTTAAAATTAAGTTTTACTTCATGTTTAAAAGGCATTTTCTTAGTGCTATAAAATTCAGACATAACATCTCCAAAGTTTTTATATGTTCCTCTATTAGATATTTGAAACATGATAGGAAGGTTATCAAAACTCACAGGATCTTTACCTTCACCTACAAAACCTTTTTTTACTCGAAGTAAACCAAATACTACACGATATCTTTTAGCACCTCTCCACCAATTCTTACGATCTTCTGAAAGGTTATCCCAATCATCTACTTTAAATTTACCACAGTTTACACCACCCTCTTCATCAAGAGCTTCTTCACTGGGATGCTTAACAAATACAGACTTATTAACATAACGGCCTTTTAAATCATTGCCATTTTTGTCTTGCCAAGTAGCATTTTCATCGTATCTTTGATAAAAAAATCTTTGTTGAAATATTCTTATATATGCATCTTCAGCGTACACATTACCATGCTCTGGATGATATACTTTTATAGTGCCATCAGGTATCTTATTACCCTCTGCATCTCTTGCTTTATTATTTACAGTCACACGAGGAAATCCTGGTGCATTTGCAGCAGACTGTTCTGTTTCGTTTACAAAACCAAACTCTCCTGCTATTTGATCATAAGGTAATTTATCAATATCTTTAATTGTTAATGCATTTTCTGTCATGCTCTTCTCCTATATATATTGTTATCTGTTATATCTAAATTCATTAGTTTGTCAATGTCTATTTCAGTCATTTCAAACCAATCATCACCTATTTTTAATTCTACTTCCATAGGCACATCTAAAGTTAAATTAAATATTTTATCCATAGCAGGTCTAACACCCATCATAGCTTTATAAATTAGCTTAGGCACTATCTCTATCTCATCTGGATGTACATCAATTACTATAGAATCATGTACTGTATTTATAAATTTACTCTTTAAATTCATAGACTTAGTAATATTATTATACAGCACACAAGATAGAGGTACAAGGTCAGCAGTTGCTCCACTTTGTACAGGATAATTTTTTATTTTAGTTGCATCCGTAACACCATTACGCAATCTTTTAACTTCTGGAAAAGCAAATTGCCTGCCTGTTACTGTAGTAATTTTTTTATGAAGCATAACTTCTTCTTGTAAAGCAGTATGCCATTTAGCTATACCACTATACTTTTTCATAAAAGATTTATTGTATTCCATTTCAGCAGCAGATCCTTTTACACCACCATATAAAGGTCTAAATGTTCTAGCCTTAGCATCTTGCCTACTAGTTTTTTGTCCTGCATTGGTAAGGACCTGAGCAGTATACGAATGTACATCAAACCCTTCATCTATTTCTTTACGGCCTGTAGCATCATCACTCATCCATACAGCTATTCTAAATTCTAATTGACCAAAGTCAGCTTCTAATATTTTACCACCAGGAAAACGAGATACTACTGCTTTTCTTACTGTAGCTGTACCCCCACGAGGTAAGTTTTGAAAGTTAGGATTAGAAGAAGATAGTCTACCTGTGCCTGTTCTTACTTGAGATACTTGGGGATGAAGTATACCATTAATTACATTCTTACGAATACCTTTGCAAAACGAATTGATGTAGGTATCTAGTGCATTAATACGTTGCATATTAGTTAAAAACTGATGAGCAACTTCTAAATTATTTTGTTTAGCAATAACCGCTAAACCTGCTAACGTAGTTTTATCTGTTGCAAAACCATGTGACATAACCTGCTGCACATGTGTTGGTGAAAATTTAAAACCTGCTATATGCGAGGTGGCATCATAAACATAGCCAGTACCAATGCAATGCTTACACATAGGCTGAATTTTGTATGGAGATCCATCTTTTTTTACCTTATACTGTTTTCCTGTACCTTTACAGTCAGGACATTTTCTTACAACTGTTTTACTTACAATCTTAGTTTGTTTTTTTATTTGTTTTTTAAATTCTTGTTTAGGCATTCTAGGACGATACTTTTTTTTGCCACTAGCAGTAGTACCTAAGTTAAAAGTTTTAGACCAAAGCTCTTTATTTATAACACTTCTAGACCATATAATTTCAGAAAGTTGTTCAGGTGATGATAGATTGTAAGGCCTATCTCCCATAACACATTTAATTATTTTTGTATTCTGTATAGCTTTTTCTTTTCTTTCTTGTTCATAATCAGACTGTACTTTATTAAGTATATCCATATCAATACGTATACCATTACGTTCTATGTCAATAAGTACATCAGTCATATCATTAGTTAGCTCAACAATATTTTTCATGCTACAATGATCATCGTCTTGAAGCATTTTATATTGAGTAGTAAATAAATCACCACAAGAAAGTAAATCATATAGATTATACTCTTCTACAATATCTTTAGGTATTGCTTCAAAACCTGTGCCACTTTTAAATAATTCTTCTACTAACTCTGATTTCTTTTCAGTAACTCCCCATCTTTTACAAGATTCAGATAAAGACAAAGCAATTTTTTGACCACGAGCATACAAGTATTCAACAATCATTGTATCCCAAAGTTTACCATCGTATTTTAACCCACACTCTCTAAGCCAGGACAAATCAAATTTTATATTGTGTGCAATAAGTAATGTAGTTTTATCTAAAATATCTTGTAACTCTTTATAAGATTTTTTTATATCTATGTTTGGTAATTCATCATGGTTAAACCAAATAACTTTTTTCTTATCAGGCTCATCTATGGGCATAACACCAACGCATACTATGTAGTTATCTGGTTTATAAGGGGAAGGACTTTTGTTTGTTACTGTTGTTTCTATATCTAATACTAATTTCATTTTTTTATCTTGTGTGTGGAAGGTAGACAGCAAATAGGGGAAAACTATCTACCTTCCAAGTCATCGGATAGAGGACTAAAGCTTGACCTGAGCCTGTTTTAAAGCATGTTCAAGTTTCTTAACTGTATGTAAACAAGACTCTATGTATAGATTTTTTTCCTTGGCATTAAGAGGCGAAACTACCTTGAAAATTTCATCTATAATATCAACGACTTCTTCACCAGAAAAGTTGCTTAAACCACTCACAACATCACTCCATATAGCAACGCTGCTTAAAGGCTTAGACTCAGCTTCTATTGTAATATCAGCCTGTTCTCCGATAATGTCAACTTTTTGCTCAGGTATTTCTGGTGAAGAGGACGGCAGGATAAGACCATCATCAGTATCTTCAAACGCAGAAAACTCTGCCAGAGCATCATCGTTGACGTTTAAGTCTTCAATACAAGGTAAGTTATTGGGGGGGACAGTACCTTCATCTAGACTTAAATCATTTTGTGATTCTTTAATAACCACTTTTGTTTTACGCAATCTTTTTAAAGCTTCTGAAATAGATTTTACATTATCAGTTTCAACCCATTGTAATACTTGTTCTTTTGCGACTGCGATCTTTCTATAATTATGTGCCATCTGCCTACTAAATGGTAAGTTTTCTGTAACCCAAAACTTCCATCTAACACCATTTAAACTGCAATGGTCTTGGGCCTCAATAAGTAAGTCACCTATTTCAATAGCAGTTATTAATGTATTTCTAACTAGCACTTTCATAGTCATAGCTTTTTCTTCTATTTGTTTTCCATATGCATTTAGCACAGGATCTACTTTTATAGGTAATGGTTGATTCATAATTTTCTCCTAATCTCTAAATCTTGCAGTATCTGAATCGACAATGCATACCCAACGATCTTGAACACCATTAATTTTATTCTTAACAACATTTACCCATCGTTGGTTAGTGTCACCCTCTTCAATGTTTTCTTTACCAAAGAGGACTATTAAATCAGCTTCACCTGCTTTACCTGTTTTAGAACCAGACATCATGCCATAGTGTAACATTGTTTTACCTTCAGCATCAGCAGATAACTGATTAAATCCTAAGAATACACAATCATATCTTTTAGCAATAGATCTTGCTTGTCCATATAATTCAGTTAGTCTTATATCTTCTCGTGCAAATGAACCAGACAAAGGTACTTTATCAAGTATATCAACACATACAATATCAGGTCTTTCTTGCTCTATCTTCATTTCAATTTGACCAAGTGTCATCTGGTCACCATCAAGCACAATAAGATTGTCACCAACTTTCTTCCATACTTCTTTTAATTTTTCATTCTGACCTTTTAACTCACGAGTTACAATACCAGATGCGGCAGATAGCATTCTATGTGTATGTCGCTTTGGTAATTCTTCATTCGTAATGCATAATACTTTAGCACCCTGATCTAGGAATCCTCCAGGACCTGCAACAGAGTAATGCCAAAACATGGATTTACCTACATTAGGCCTAGCACCACATATAGCTAGCATTCCTCTTTCAATACCAGGTACTCTTGCATCTAGGGAGGGCAAGTTAAACGCAAAAGAGTACCCTTCATCCATGCCACTTAGTAATGAATCGACATCTAAATTTAGTTGTCTTTTATCACTAGTGTCTGTTGAAGCATGGATAATTTTTAATTCTTCTAATCTTCTTATTACAGGATAAGGATCATAATGTTCACCCTGTACAATTTTAATTGCTTCTTGAGCTACTTCTCTAGCTGATTGTTGTATAGATAATTTACGAACCATGTCTCTAGCTACATCTACACCAATGTCTTCTACTTTTGATAAAGCTTTAAAGGTAGCTTGAACCTGTGCAGACTTAGCTGAAGAAAGATCTGGATGAGATGTAAGATAATGTTTTTCTACTTCTGTTATTGTTAAATCTCTTTCGTACTCATCATAAGCTGAGTAGATAGCATCTTTAATTGATTTAGTTCCATTTAAAAATACACTATCTGATACATCTTTTACTTCTCTAGCAAAAGTTCTATCGGTTACAATTTTCTTTAAAAGTTCTCTATATACATCTGCTGTACTCATATCCTATTATCCTATTTTTAATTCATTCATTGCTTGTTCTTTATTAAAATATTTTAAATCATTTTTAATTAATGCGATCCTACAATTTGTATATACACTTAAAGTCTTTTGTATGTCAAATGATTTTGCATAAGCATCTGGATCAAGTGCAACAATTAATGTTTCATATTGTTTTAAAATATCCATATAGTTATCTAACAATGATGTTCCTAATAAAGCAATGCCTGTACAAAAAGATGCAACTGTAGTTGCTGATGTAGCATCCTCTACAATTACTCCTGTTGTGCCATTGCCGATTATAAAAGGGTGTGCAGCATTGTCATATCTATACCACTTAGGTTGTTGTTTAGAGTTCAATGCTCTACCCACTGCTCCTACTACTTCGCCTTCATGCACAATAGTAAATACTGCTCTATGCATTTTAACATCGTAGTAAAATCTATCCTTGTCTAATAAGTAACCTTCTAAACAATTAAATTTTTCCAGGTAATTCATAGTCTTTTTAGAACGATTAGCTTTAATAAAATATTCTGGTAATACAAAAGATGTCTTTTCATCATTTATGTCAAATGTATTTGACACAATCTTTGATAAATCTTCTGCAGTAAGATCTTCTTCAGTGTTACCTTTAGCTTTACATGAAGCACTAAAACAATTCCACAATAAAAAACCCCTCCGTTTAGTTATCGAAAGGGTTTTAGTATGGCCGCAGAAGATACAATCTATTCTTTTGTTTGTACCTTCATCTAAATCAAGTTCTTTAATTCTTTGTAATTGATTATATAATCCACTTTGCATATCTATATGGGGCAGTTTATATATATACCCCCTCTACCACGTTGTTAGCAGTTATATATACGAATTTAAATCTGTCAACTAAATTTTGAAAGTTTATTATTTGCAAGACTAACATTTCGCATTGAAGTATTTAAATGTTCTAAACACTCTAATTCAATTCTATCTTCTAATTCTTCTGAACGCACAATTCTATTTTGTATATCTTCTATATCTTGAAATACTTTTCTAAGATCATTTAATATTTTTTCCATTTTAATCTCCCTCTATATTTATTTCGCTAGTATAATGTTTTTGTACACCTCTTCTTGTAGTTTTACCATGGACAAGCTGTATTGTAATGTCCTCTCCTACTAGAGACAACCCTGAACAATATACTACAAATACTAAATTAGTTATAATAGCTTTTCATATATTCGACACAACAAACCCCATAAAAAAACATGGCAACTAAGTTTTATTTTAATTGCCATGCCTACACATATAAGGATGTTCTTACATATATACGTAAACTTTTTGTAAAAACAATCTTGACATTACGATTTTTATTCTAGCAAACACTAGTAACTGTATTCGTTAAATTAGATTTATAAGCCATAATATATAGTACGAACATTATTAAAAACAATATTATACCTATAATTTTAACTGTCTCCATTATCAATCTCCCTTTTCTCTTTTTTTCTGTTATACTTCTTTTTATTAGAAACTACCCTAGTATATGTATTTTGTTTCTCTCTTATAACTCTGGGTTTACTAATTTCTTTTTTCATTTTACCAATGCCTAAGCACTCCTGCTACTATAAAAAAACAAGTTGCCCAGGCTACAAACTTTTCAATTAACTTTATATACAATCCTACCTTAGCTTGTTTCTGCCGCAAGATCGCAGTCTTAGGTGTATCATCATCTGTTTCACCTATAGGATAATCAATAGCTCTTGCAATTATTTTTTCTAACGAAGTGTACATTAATTTAAATCCCTTGGATCTAGAGGCCCATCATTTTCTAACTGTACTTTCTCTAGATCTTTTAACACTTCTTGTACTTCCGGAAACATCACTTGCATAGTAGGAAAGTTGTTCCAGTCTTGCTGTTCAAATTGTTCTACAAGTTTTATAAAGTCTTTATGATTAGTGTGTGTTCTCCATACAGTAAGCCCTAAGAATATAAATAGACTAGCTACATCCATAGGATGAATATCTTTTCGGTTTAAATCTAAAACTGCATTAATAAATTGTAGACTTATATCTTTTATATCTTTATCTGATAAGTCCTCACTTTTTGTAAACATTATTCAACTCCCTCTGTTTTTAAAAATATGTATATTACTATACAGGATGTAGTTAAAAGTATAAACGAACAACTCCACCCAAATATTAAAGATGCTGTTACTAAATTCATTTTCTTTTCTCCCTTCTTAATATTTCTTCTTTAAACTTTTTCCACTGTGGGGTTGTCGTGTCTACACGATCTACCTTTTTTTGTACAGTAATAAAATTAAATTCATGTTGTGGGTTGGTCATTTATACCTCCATTTAGTTTTTTTATTTTGTTTTCGCCACAACCAAGGCGATATAAACTTTGTTTGCCATATACCATTATTATTCTTTTTTGCATGGTTTTCATCATCAGTATACTTATTTGAATACTTTTTGTAAGCCATAGCCATACCATCTTGGACCATTAAAGATCCTACATCTTTATAATTAGCATAGCAGGTAACAATGTGTCTTTTATATATATCTTTACCTTTCTTTACACATAATAAATGGTATGTATCATTTAATTTTTTTAAATATTGTTGAGATATGCGACCACATTGAATGATTAAATTATTTTGTAAACATGTTTGATCTAGTTCAGGGGCATCAATACCATGCAGCCGATATATTTTTCCATTCCTTTTTAGCGAATCTCCATCAATAACTTGATAAGCTTGTAGGTAGCCAGGCATTAAAATAAAAATTAATATTAAAACTAATTTTTTAACCATTACATTTCTCCATGTTCTTTAATATATGTTCAATAACTTTTACAGTAAACCCATTGCCAAGCATTTTGTATCGTTGGGTATTTGATACTCCCTCAGTATAGTTATCTGGTACAGTCTGTAATCTTTCGCATTCTAAAGGCGTTAGTTTACGCCAATGTAATTCATCAACACTATCCCACTCATGCCTGTCATAAGATAGTCTGCCACCAGATCTAACTGTTTTAGATTTATCTCTAATCTTACTTACAGCTATGCTATCTTTTTGCACTGTAGTAATAGCGTTGCTTTTAGCATCTTTGCGTATCTCTAAATGCTGATTAGTTTTACCCTCATCATTATATCTACCTCTGATAGCACCACCTTTAACAGCAACTTTAGGTTCTCTATGGCCACCACCCATTGTTGTAAGTGTTGGTGACTTACCATTCTCTGAGTACACTCTCTTGATAATATCGTAACCTTTTATATCTGTAGCAGTGCCAACTTGTTTAGGTGTGTCATATGTTTCTACCTTTGCACTATCAGAACGAGCCAAGACTGTTGGGCTTTTACCATTTTTAGAATAAACCCTTCTTTGTCTTTCATTGTCTTTAAGTATTTCTCTAGGTATGTCATACAATTTTTTAGGTGTGTTATAAGTAAGTTTACATTCTGTTGACTTAGTTTCCAACACATCTCTCAATACAATACCAAGATCTTCTGGTTGTTCAATTCCTGGTATGTTAGTCCAATACAATCTGTTTCTATTTTGTGCTGAAAGTAATGCAGAGTTGATCAGAATAGGTTCGATACCAAATAGACCACCACTTGTACACTCAGGGTATATGTTAGATACTTGTTCTGATATTACAGCTTGAAACTCTTTTTTCATTCTTACATTCTCAAGTAAAAAGTATTTAGGTTTAACTTCTTTTAACACTCTAATAAACTCAAAAAATAATGCAGAACGTGGATCGTCAAATGCTAATTGCTTTCCTGCAAAACTAAATCCTTGGCAAGGGCTACCTGCAACAATCAAATCAATCTCAGGTAAATCTTTACCTTTTATATTTTTAATGTCGCCTAGTTGTATTGTATTTGGAAAATTCTTTTGTGTAATCTGGATAGCGTATTTATCTATCTCACTAGCAAAATACTTATCTACTTTTATTCCAAGATTTTTAAGAGCTATTTGAGTTCCACTACATCCATCAAATAAACTACATACAACTATACCTTTTTCTTCAACCATTATTCTTCTCCTTATATTCATTGTATGATCCCCACCAATATGAAGTATTGCTGTTTAACTCATTAACTATTAACTCATCTATTTTTCTATAAAGATCAACAGAGTCATCACAACTTTTACCCTTAGTAGGCTCTGCTCTATCTCTTAAACTAAGTAGTTCATCTAGTATTTTATTATATGACATTACCATTAATTTAATCCTCCTAATTCTGTTACATTTTCAAAATCTTCTATATCTTCTCTTAATAAATAATCAGGAACAGCATCTATAATTTTTCTTTCTTTATCTTCAGCAAATTCGTGATTGATATATAATCTTATACCTATTCTTACAGTATGTTTAAATTTCTCTATACAAAACTCTTTACGATCATATTTCTCTAACATTAAACTTAAATCTTTAATAAGTTCTCTTTCATCATAATCACCAGTAACTTCATCTATTGCATTATAGATAATTTTTTTTGCTTCTTTTTCTTTAGTCATTACTTTCTCCTATTTTAATTCTACTGTAACACCATTGTTATCAGTATATAAATATTTGGTTTTACTATCTGTAAATAAAATTATACTACGCAGATCTTCAGCAGATATTGAAGTTAGAACTCTTTCAGCACCTGCTCTAAGTTCATCATCTGTTTGGCATTGATCAAAATCTAATTTATTGTTTCTAATAACAATGCTTGTTTCTATTTTTACCTCTATTGTTTCTTCTAATATCGCACTCATTAGTTACCTCCATTTGTATATAACAATATTTCTACTACACCGAATGCTATTATAAGTAAACTACCTATAAAAGGTATCAATAAGATCTTCAATGTAGTTATATTTATTTTATAGTTCTGTTCTTTAGTTAGTTTCTTCATTATTCTCCCTCCAGAATTTCAGGTTTCGTGTACCACTTATGAGTTACCTCATCAAAGTATACATTTTCTAAAGGCCTACTGTTGCCACCTGTATGCGACATCTTCTTGCCTTTACTTTTTCTAGTCTTACCTTTAATTAATTTCTTAGCCATTATTTTCTCCATTTAAATCTAAAGCATAAAGAATTTCTTACATAGTATATAAATTTTCTCATTACTTTATCCTCCATATTCGCCATTGATTATCACCTACTTTTCTACTCATATATTTGTGACCAGAATTACTTCTTTTGGCACTAGTATGTGCATGAGATAAAAAAGCTTTCACCAATCTGTGGTCCTCTAATAATACAGAATCGCCAACTTCAAATTTTAATTTGTGAAAACCATACTTACTCAGCTGTGGTCTACCCCATCCATGATCTTCAGGCATGGGTATATTTTTTTCTATTTTTATTTCAGTCATTTTTAATTTCCTTTTTAGTATCATGGTTTAATAAATATAATGCTGTGTGATACCAATTCAACAGCTTATATGTTCTCTTATATTCTCTGCAATACTCCAGGAATTTTGGATTGTGAGTTACGCTCATTATCTATTCTTCTCCCTTATCATCAAAACCTAAAAAATGCACAAACATTTGTGCTTCTTCATCATGTGCGAATATACTACAGCTATCACACTTTTGGATTTCATCATTCCAATCTTCATCATTGGATAAAACCCAACCTTTATTATTACAATCTTCACAACTAGCCATTATTCTTTTACCTCTAATAATTCTAAATCTGATTTATGATAAACTAAAGAAGGTTCACAACCCTCTTCTTGCCAACTATCGTCATCATCTAATATAACAACTTTATTACCAACATCATGCCTAATAATTGTTCCTGTAATTTCTTGGTCAATTACTTTTACTCTATCTCCTATATCCATCATTATATATTCTCCATAAATAATTCAAATAAAGTATCTTCACTTAGGCCTTCTGCATTAATACCTTTTGTCTTTAGGTATTCAATTTGTTTTGACCTGGTATCACCACTTTCAGTCATGTCGTGAAACCAAGTATCAAATAGTTTACTCATCTAATCCTCCTATAACTCTGCTTCAAAAGAACAGTAACCTTGCTTATCTAGGCACTCTTTAATTTGATTGCCTAATCTCCAACGAGCATACCATTCTAATTGATATTCATTTATACCCTCTTTTGCTAAAGATTTATCGCTATAACTTTGATAAAGAGGACCTCCTTCAGAAAACGCTTTGTGAATTTTATCAAACTGATTTTTTCCTAAATGTTTAACGCACCTATCAATTCCCTTAACAACATTTTTATAATCGTCTTCTTTTTCAAAATAATAATTTAAATAATTCGCAGTACCTTCAACTCCAAAATAATCTGCGTCATTACTTGATTGAACAGCAAACCAAAACTTGCCTTCAATATCACCATTATAATATCTTCCCATTATGCCCTCCTTTTAATTTCGTTACCAATATAATTAAACGTAGCGTCATCTATTATATCTGCTATATCGTCAATATAAATGCTACCACACTCATCAAATAAACCAACATCAGATCCTTTGACATCAACAAGTAAAGTCTTTTTAAACCCTTTACCTTGTCTAATACTTTCTAAAGCTATTGCTCTTGTAGGTCTACCTAGTTGAGTAGTAATAAGCTTAGTACCTTTCTTTATATTTTTAAAATTTTCAGTCATTTAGTCCTCCAATCTGTTGTACCCTCAGGGTATTTTAATTCTACTGTATGTCCTGCTCCTTTAAAGTGACTTTCAATTAATCTTAATATTGATATGTCCTTAAAAGTTGCATGATATTCTCCATCAATAAACATTTCCAAAGGTAAATCTTTATCGTTGGGAAATTGTTTTTGAAACCATTTTAATCGTTCTTTACTCATTTAGTCCTCCATTATATTACACATTCAGGAACATTCAAATCATTGTCTAAACAATAACTTTCCAATTCTTTTTTAATGTTATTAAAATGTTTAAGAGTTCTTCTCACATGTTGTTGAGAAGCTTCTCCATCCATATATAAATTTTCAGGTGATAATTCACTTGCAATATCTTTCATTAAGTAATCTACATCACCATTATCTAAAGGAAAAACAATAAGATTTAAATCCCAATCTTTACCAGTTTTTTTACCATGATTAATAAAGATACTATTCCATCTATTTTTTTGATCTACATATGCATTTAAGTTTTTATATTTTGTCATGTTATGCACTCCTTATTTTAATATTTTCTAAATGTGGCCTATACTCAACATTCAAGATACAAGTATTTTGACTATCAAATATTGACTCAATACCACTAAGAATAAGTTGTCTTTTACCTTTAAGACTAGGTGATTTACCTAGCTTTTCATAAACATCAAAAACAATATTATCTTTAGCAGTTTTATCTGCTTTGTTAGTAAAGTCTTTTTCTTTACCTTCAAATTTACCCCAATAGGTTTTTCTTTCACCATTTAAGGTGTGATATACTATTGAAACAAATCTACCACCGAAGGTTTTATGTATCTCGGTGCGAATACCTTTTGTATTTATTTGCATGTTATATGCTCCTATTTATTTTATCCGAATTAATGAAAAGGATATGCAACATCGGATATATTGCTATCCTTATTTATACAAGCTCTATTTCTTTAGGTAACTTGTTTAAATCTATTACAAAGTTACTTATACTTTCGTCACTTGCTCTAGTTTCTTTGTATCTCAATAAAACAATACTATTTTTAGGATCTAAAAATCTTAAATCGTCATTATCACCATTAATAAGATTGTATGTTTTACCATATAGTTTTATTTTTTGTTTACTGCTCATCAGTTTATTAACTTGATCTTCATTTTTAAAAACCATAGCGATGTTATGATCAGTTTTAGTAGCTTCTTTTATATACTCTTGTGCCTTTTGTGATAAAGAATAACTATAAGTTAAATGATAATTTGGTAATTGATTACTCATTCTTTGTAACTTTTTTAGATACTTAGGTATCTTTGTATAGTCATAAAAATGTACATCAGGATATTTCATAATAACATCTTTAAAATGTTTTATTACATCAATATCGCTAGTACCATTTATTCTAACACCTAATTTATGGCCATTCTTTTTAGCCTTTCTTATACCCCTTTCAATATCTTTTATAAGTATCTTTTTAAATATTTCTGGGTGATCATTAAATAAAGCAATTTTTCTGAACCTGGATACTTTATTTACATTAAACTTACCCATTCCAGAATCTTGAAGACAGCCTTCAAAACAATCAAATATATGTGCTAAGGCACACACATTTCCATATATGGTTTTATATGGTGTCATGTAATTGGTTAAAGTATCAAAACCCTTTTTAGTACCTTTAATAACTTTTACATTAGTATTAAACCCTAAAATTTGATTAGGGATTTTATCCATTAAATGTAAATATTTTTTAATTACAATTTTAATTTTGTCTTCATACGATAGCTTGTTAAATGTTGGATATAATTCACTCATTTTTTCACCTCTTTGTTAAATTCTTCAATAGCTAGTGAAATTTGTTCATTAAATTCCTGTTTTGTAATTTCGCCTTCGTCCCATTGTTTCCATAAATCATTAATAGTAAAAGCAAAGTCCTCTTCATTATTCATAATCATTGTATCACCTATTTTTAAGTTAAAAAAAAAGCTATGATAGTTTAATCATAGCCACCAATTAAGAAAATATATCAATAGTATAGTATGAATATACTTTCTTAAATCTTGTTATATAGCGTACTGCTTAATTAAAAGCGTTTCTATATATTATTTAATATTCCAAGGTGAATTAAAGGTGCTGTAAAATTACAGTTTTTATTCACAGTAGAATAGTCGTCAATCTTTTTATCTTTGGTTACATCATAACCAACATTAATCCATCTTTCCAACTCATGAAATTTAAACCCTAACTTTTTACAATTCTCTAATTCTTTGTAAGCATGGTTTTTTAATCTGTTAGATACTTGTCTATTAATTCTAGAATGTTCGATGTTAGTATCTTTTGAATTATACCAATCGTACATACTTTTAACATCATTATTAAAATTGTCTTTTAATAAATCTTTACCAGATACAAAAGAAATATAATCATTAAGCTTTAATACTTTATGCTTAATAGCTTTATTCCTTCTTTGTCTTTTATTTCTTTTTTTATTTTTCATGCTTATATTTATAATACTTTTTAAAACATTGTAAAACATTTATTTTATATTTGTTAATAAATACCAGAAAACAGCCATTTTAAAAAACCATAAAAAACGAATCACTTTACAAAAATTTACATCATGGCTTAAAACCCTTATAAACCCTAGCTTTTAGAATGCATTTTTTAAATAGGGTTAAATAGTATTAATTAGATATCTATGGGGTATATATTATAATGTATATATTAGTGGGTGTGGTTTTAAAACAACAGTTAAGGGATAGGGTTTAAGTTGTTGCTAATTGGTAACAGTTGCTTAAAAACTACATAAAAAATAGATACATATTTACAACAGTTAGCACCAGACATTCAGATAGTGTTATTTATGCAACAACGCTTGGCCAAGTTGTGTAAGGTGTGTAATTTGTGTAACTAGGTTAGTAACAAGTGTGTAACAAGTGCATAACGCTGTATATATGATAGTACAGTAACTTACACACGCAGGCAGGCGTATGAGCCACCGCCCCCCACTACGTACGTATATACCTATCTTACATAAAATTTGGTATTTCAGGTGTTAAGCAGTTTATACCTACGTATTTTTAATAATTTTAGGGAATATGTTGTTAACTAAGTTGACACTAGGTACAAATCAATTTAAAATACTTATTCATGGTGAATGGGAAAGCTGAATATTTAAAGAATTGGCATAAAAAAAGAATGAATGCTAATCCTATTGAATATAAATTAGATAAAATGCTAAGAAGTGCTAAGAATAGAGCACGAATTAAAAAACTTAGATTTAATTTACATATAGATTATATAAGAACTATAGCTAAAAAACACTGTCCTTACTTTCCAGAGATTAAATTAGCTTATAAAACTGATAAAAGAAAAGGTTGGAATCTAAGCTCACCATCTCTAGATAGAATAATACCTGAAAAAGGTTATATTGAAGGTAATGTAGAGATTATATCTATGAAAGCTAACTTAATTAAATCAAGTGCAGCATCATTAGATCTCTATAGAGTGGCTGATAGGTTATATGAGTTTGAAAGAGATAGTGAAGTGCTATCTATCTTACCTAGTGAATCACTAGATGAATATAAACGGAGGGTTGGGTATTATAACCCCACCAACTTAGTTGGATACAGTTATACTCGGTTTCTCAGATTTGTCAACAACAAAATTTTAAAGGGTCTAAAATGACTGAAAAGTACCCAGTAAACCTGATAGGTAAAAGATATAGAAATAAACTTGACAAAACGCAAAAAAAAGATATGTATGTTAACTTACTAGAGAAGTTTTACAGGCACTTAATAAAAGGTGGAAGGGGAACAGGCATTCATCTACCTCATTCTAGAGTTTTTTATATTAGGGCTGCAATGCGTGAGGACAAAGATTTTATTGCTAAGTTGGGTAGAGTGCCTACCCTCCAGGAAGTTGAAGAAGCATTAGATAAAGAAATCGGTAGTTATTGGAGTACTAGTGAAGTACCTGAGTGGTTTGCCCAGAAGTATGATTTTATCAAAGATAAAGAAAAACCATAGTCCCTCTACTCATTGGCCTTATTCTTGCGAGGTTCGTGTCAATAGTAATTTGTTTGAGATCCAGTGATTCCACTAGGAAGATGACTGAATCAGATAAAAGGAAACTTTTGGGTAAGAGGGTGTGGATATATTCTGCACCCTCACACAGGATAAAGGAAAAATAATATGGCAAATTCTACATTTGAAAAAGACAGAAAGGCTTTTGAAAAACATATTTCAAAAACTACTCCGTATGGAAAATTTGGATCTGGGGATCTTAGTGACGGTAAGTATACTTATGCTGATGATGCTAGTAAATCTAGAGATTATAATAAAAATAAAAGCCCAGATGTTTTTGAAGCTAAAAAAATAAAAGATAAAAAAAATAAAAAAACTCTTAGAAAAAAAACAAAAATTAGACAAGGAAGAGGAATAGGAATATAGCTTAGAAGGATGTATGAAGCATTTAAAATTACTACGTGCGTACTTGGTGTATTAAGTTTATATATTGGGTTAGTATCGTTAATAGAAAGTAAAGGGGATTTGTTTTTTTATGTATTACCATTTAACATATTATTTATTTGGTGGTATACTAAAAGGCAGCTAAGATATGGCAAGAAAGAAAGCTAAGAATATACCTAGAACCACGAAGGGTAAAGGTGCTAATTTTAGACCTACTAAGTCTGGAGCAGGTATGACAAAAAAAGGAGTAGCTGCGTATCGTAAGGCTAATCCTGGTTCTAAATTAAAAACAGCAGTTACTGGCAAAGTTAAAAAAGGCAGTAAAGCTGCAAAAAGAAGAAAGTCTTATTGTGCTAGATCACTAGGACAACTAAAGAGAAGTTCAGCTAAAACAAGAAACAATCCGAACTCTCGTATTAGACAAGCTAGAAGAAGGTGGAAATGCTAATGGAAAGAATACATAAAACAAATTTAAAAACTATTAAGTATCCTCTAGTCGACATGAGAAAAGGTCTTCAAAAAAAATACAGAGGCACTGAATATAAAACCGACAGAACAAGAACAAAAGTTAGTTATAAGCGAGGTTCTTACAGAGGTGTAGAACATTTACTACGTAGGTATAACTAATGGCTGCAAAGAAAAAAAAGAAAACAACTAAAAAGAAAAAAGGTGCTACACCAACTAATCCTGCATTATATGCAAGAGTAAAAGCAGAAGCTAAAAGAAAATTTAAAGTATATCCGTCAGCATATGCTAATGGGTGGTTAGTTCGTACATATAAAAAACGTGGTGGTGGTTATAGATAGTGCCTCATTACACTAAAAAATTAAATAAGGTTATTAAGGCTCTAAAAAAAGCATCTAAAACACATGCTAAACAAGCCTCTATCTTATCAGGTATAAATAAAGATCAAAAGAAAAGATATAAAAAACCAAAGAAACATTTAATACCTAAAAAATAAATGGCTAGAAAAAAGAAAAAAAAAGATCCTAAAGTAGGTACAGGTAAAAAGCCAAAGGGTTCTGGAAGAAGATTATATACAGATGAAAACCCTAAAGATACTGTAAGAATAAAGTTTGCTACTCCTGCAGATGCTAGAGCTACAGTTGCGAAAGTTAAAAGATCTAAAAAACCTTTTGCTAGAAAAATACAGATACTAACTGTAGGAGAACAACGAGCAAAAGTAATGGGTAAAAATGCTGTAGTTACTATATTTAAAAAAGGTAAAGATAGCATAAGAAAAACTAGGAAAAAGTAATGGCTAAACCTACAGGGGGATTAACAGCATGGTTCGGTAAAGGACCTAAAGGAGATTGGGTAGACATAGGTGCACCTAAAAAGAAAGGTAAGTTTCAACCTTGTGGTAGAAAATCTGCTACTAAAAGTAAACGAAAGTATCCTAAGTGTGTGCCTAGATCAAAAGCTAGGAGCATGTCAAAAGGACAAATTAAAAGTGCTGTAAAAAGAAAAAGATCTAAAGCACAAGGTGTAGGTGGTAAACCTACTAACGTAAAAACTATAGTAAAAAAGAAAAAAACTACTAGAAGGAGAAAAAAGAAATGAAGAGAGTACCTACAGGAAGTAAAGGTAAAGGTCTTAGTAAACTACCTAAGGCTGTTAGAAATAAAATGGGATACTTAAAGAAAGGTGGAACTATGAAAAAAACTAAAGGCTATAAAAAAGGCGGAACAGCTAAAAAGAAAGCTAAAGGTATGGCAGTTGGCGGAATGCGTAAAAGATCTAAGGGTATGGCTAAAGGCGGAATGAGAAAAACTGCTAAGGGTATGGCTAAAGGTGGCATGAGAAAAACTGCTAAAGGAATGAAAAGGGGTGGGGTAAAGACTAGAAGGAAATAGTCTATGCCAAATCTTATATCGAATGTACCCTACTTTAAAGTATGGGTAAGAAAAGAATTTACAGCTAATCACCAAAATTATCATGGTGAATTTTTACATGGATTAGTAATAGCAGTAAATTGTATACCAGATAGATCATTATCTTTTCAAATTGTATTTACTGGTTGTGAAGCTGAAGATGATGAGCCTAATGTACACGGTGGTGCTATGTGGGCTCGGATGCCAATACAAGGTCTAGTTGCTGACATACCATTAGATGAATGGCCTGATAGAATGGAAAACCATTTATGTCAACCATGGGATTGTATGTCAAGACAACACTCAGTTGTCGTAATGGATAGGACATCATCATCCCCTTGGTATGCCAAGATAGATGGTGAGTTTTACTTAGCTAAGTATATCTTTACTGTAGACTATACAGAAGATGAAATAGCTGACAGTCCAGATCAACATAAACAAAGTCATGTACTATACTTGACTGAAGGCCAATGGAAAGGAAATATAGTAGCGTTACCTAACAATAGAGTTAGAGTTACTAATCCTGCACTATGGGTTACCGGAGAGGGAGCTCCTGATTTTGCTCCTAGTCAATGGCTTCATAGTAGCGAAGAACATGAAAGTTATACTGATCCACATATAACTTTTAATAATTTGTATAAGGACTAGTATGGCTAGAAACTATAAAAGGGAATACAAAAATTACCATAGTAAAGATGAGCAAAAAAAAAGAAGAGCATCTAGAAACAAAGTAAGAAGAGCTGCTTTACGTAAAGGTAAGGTAACTAAAGGTGATAAGAAAGATATAGATCACAAAGATGGTAATCCTAAAAATAATAATAAAAGTAATCTTAGAGTAGTATCAAGAAATAAAAATAGATCATTTCCTCGTAATAAAAAAGCAGGAAAAAAAATTGTAAGGAGAAAAAAATGAAAAATTTAATAATTGTATTTGTATTAAGTTTAAGTTTAATAGGTTGTGCTGCGTCACAAATATCTTTAACAGCGTCTGCACCAAAAGGTAAAGACCTAGATATTACTATTAAAACTAAAGAAAAAACTGAGTAAAGGATAAACATTATGCCAATGGTTGGAGATAAAAAATTTTCTTACACTGACGATGGTAAAAGAAAAGCTAAACAATATGCTAATGAAACAAGTAAAATAATGCATGTTGGATATCGTAAAGGTGGTAAACCTCTTAAAGTAGATTCTCCTACTGGTAAAAAATGTGTATTTGGTCTTAAAAAATAAATGGCTATACCTGTATTTAAATCACAATCAGTAGCTTTATCTACTACAAATAGAACTACTATTTATACAACTCCTAGTTTATCTAGAGCTGTAATTACTTCTATTATAATAGCAAATGTAGATGCATCTTCTGCTACTACAGTTAAATTAGAATTTTTTGATGCTTCAGCTTCTACTCACTTTGCATTAACAGGAGCTAAAAGCATAGCAACAAATGATTTTTTAGTTATATCTGATTCTCCTATCTATTTTGATACAGGAGATATTTTATCTGCAACAGCAGGTGCAGCGGATGATATAACAGTTACTGCTTTTGTAGAAGAGTATTCAACAGGATTCTAAATGTCAAAACAACTAACAGAAAAACAAAAAAAATTTATAGATGCTTTGTTTGGTGAAGCAATGGGTAATCATAGATTAGCAATGGATATAGCAGGCTATAGTTCTAATACTACTTGGAGAGATGTTACAGCTAATCTTAATGAAGAAATATTGCAAGCTTCAAAAGAATATTTATCTATGCATGCACCTAAAGCAGCAGTTGCAATAACAGGTATTATTGATGATCCTACTGAATTAGGTAATAGAGATAAACTTACTGCAGCAAAAGATGTATTAGATAGAGCAGGAGTAGTAAAACAAGAAAAGATAGAAGTAAACACTCCATCTGGTTTGTTTATACTACCTTCTAAAAAAGAAGAAGAAGAAGTAGATGGAAATTGAATATAAAAGAAAATTAGGTTCTACTGTTCCTTTTGGTTGGGAACTTGTAGAAAACTCAAAAGATTTACTAAGAAGCATACCAGAACAACAAGAACTATTAGATATAGCTAAACAACATGCTAAAACATCTAGCCTACGTGAAGTAGCTAAATGGTTATCAGCAAAAAGTGGTAGATATATATCTCATGTTGCTCTATTTAAAATGTTAAAAAAGGATGAAAGTGAACGAAATAAAAAAGCAGCAACTATTAGATGGGAACGAGTTAAAGCCAAGGCAAGGACAGAGACGCAAGAAGATCTCATCAAAGAAGCAGAAATTTATTCGAGCCAAAAGGAAGCCACTAGTTAGAGCTAATATAGTCGAAACTAAGGATGATTTACAAGTTATCGAAGAAGAAAAAAATATTGTATTTCAACCTAACAGTGGTCCACAGACAGACTTCTTAGCGGCTAACGAAAAAGAAGTTTTATATGGTGGTGCGGCAGGTGGAGGTAAATCCTACGCTTTATTAGCAGATGTGTTGCGATATTGTAATCATCCTAATCATAGTGCTCTTTTACTTAGAAGAACAAATGACGAGTTAAGAGAACTAGTACAGAAAAGTCAGGAGCTATATCCAAAAGTATTTCCTGGTGCTAAATGGAGTGAAAGAAAATCTTTATGGACATTTCCCTCTGGTGCTAGAATATGGATGACATATCTTGAACAAGATAAAGACGTTTTAAGATACCAAGGACAAGCCTTTACTTGGATAGGTGTAGATGAGCTTACTCAGTATGGTACACCATATGCTTGGAACTATTTACGTTCTCGTTTACGTACTGTAGATAATGATTTACCTACGTATATGAGAGGCACTACAAACCCAGGTGGTCCTGGTCATATGTGGGTTAAAAAGATGTTTATTGATCCTGCTTCTTATAACTCATCATTTTGGGCAACAGATATAGAAAATGGAAAAGTATTAACTTATCCTAAAGGACATGAAAAAGAAGGTAGCCCTTTATTTAAAAGAAGGTTTATACCTGCTAAACTTACAGACAATCCTTACCTTTCTAAGGCAGGAGAGTACGAAGCAAACCTGTTATCTTTACCTGAAGTACAAAGACAACAGTTATTAGAAGGGTCTTGGGATATAGCAGAGGGTGCTGCTTTTACAGAGTTTAATAGAGATATACATGTAGTAGAACCTTATAATGTTCCTACTTCATGGAAAAGATTTAGAACATGTGATTACGGATACTCAAGTTGGTCAGCATGTTTATGGGTAGCAGTAAGGCCAGATAATAAATTAATTGTATATAGAGAACTTTATGCACAGAAAAAAACAGCAGAAGAGTTAGCAGATTTAATACTAACTACTGAAAGAGAAAACGATGATAAAATTTGGTATGGTGTTCTTGACTCATCTTGTTGGCACAACAGAGGACAAACAGGTCCTTCTATAGCAGAAACAATGATATTAAGAGGATGTCGATGGAGACAGTCCGACAGAAGTAAAGGAAGTAGAATAGCAGGTAAGAATGAGCTACATAGATTGTTAAGAACAGATGAAGAAACAGGAGAAGCAGGTATTGAATTTTTTTCAAATTGTGTTAAACTTATATCAGAATTACCACAAATACCTTTAGATAAAAATAATCCTGAAGATGTGAATACTAAAATAGACTATGACCACGGATATGATGCACTACGTTATGGTATTATGTCTAGACCAACTCCTAGAGGGTTGTATGACTTTTCCAACACCGATTGGAAAAAACCTTGGAAACCTGCTGATCAGGTATTTGGATATTAAACATGGATGAAGAACAAACTACAGAAACAGAACTAGAAATGGAATTAGAAGACAAACAAAAGATGACATTGTCTTCTTACATTAGAGATAAATTTAATTACTCATATGACTCTCGTTATTCTCAAGAATCAAGATGGATGGAATCTTATAGAAATTATAGAGGAATATATGGTTCAGAAACACAGTTTACAGAAACAGAAAAAAGCCAAGTATTTTTAAAAGTTACAAAAACAAAAGTAACTGCTGCGTATGGTCAGATTATTGACGTACTGTTTGCAGGACAAAAGTTTCCATTAGGAGTTGATGCAACAAGATTACCAGATGGTGTAGAAGAATCTGTACACTTTGATCCTAAAAATCCAACACAACCAAAAGATGATCCTAACCAAGGTAGTTTATTTCCACCAGGTTCTAAAGAAGAAGAACTAGAGTTAGGAGCATTAAAAGAATTAGCAGATGATTTAGAACTAAAAGAAGGTGCAGGTGTTACTCCTACATCTATTACATATCATCCTGCAGAAGAAGCAGCTCGTGCTATGGAAAAAAAGATACTTGATCAACTAGAAGAATCTTCAGCTTCTAAACATTTAAGATCAGCAGCATTTGAAATGGCTTTATTTGGTACAGGAATATTAAAAGGACCATTTGCTCAAGACAAAGAATATCCTAGATGGGAACAAAATGAAGAGGGTAATGTTTCATATACTCCTGAAATTAAAACAGTTCCTAGACTAGAGTTTGTTTCTTGTTGGGATTTCTATCCTGATCCTGCAGCTAATAATATGGATGAGGTAGAATATGTGATTCAGCGACATAAATTAAACCACGCTGATATGAGGGCATTAAAAAATCGCCCTCTGTTTGATGAAGATGCCCTAGATGAATGTATTGAAATGGGCACTAACTACACCAGACAATGGTGGGAGGATGATTTAGATGACTACGATTCGACAAATGTTAGCGTTGATCGCTACGAAGTCCTTGAGTTTTGGGGCAACATTGATAGAACATATGCAGAAGACGCAGGCTTGGATATACCTAAAGAATACGAAGACGTGGATTTGGTTCAAATCAACGCTTGGGTTTGTAACGACAAAATTTTACGATTGGCGTTTAATCCCTTTATGCCTATTCGTATTCCTTATTTTGCTGCTCCTTATGAGTTAAATCCTTACTCTTTCTTTGGAGTAGGGTTAGCAGAAAACATGGTAGATACACAACAGCTAATGAACGGCTTTATGCGAATGGCTGTTGATAATGCTGTTCTATCAGGTAACCTGATATTTGAGATTGATGAAACAAATCTTGTACCAGGTCAAGACCTAGAAGTATACCCTGGTAAGATATTTAGGAGACAAGGTGGAGCACCTGGTCAAGCACTATTTGCTACACAGTATCCTAATGTATCTTCTCAAAATTTGATGATGTTTGATAAAGCAAGAGCCTTGTCCGATGAATCTACAGGCATTCCATCTTTCTCACATGGTCAGACTGGAATACAAGGAACTGGTAGAACAGCGGCAGGGATATCTATGCTAATGGGTGCAGCTCAGATATCTATTAAAACAGTGGTTAAAAATATAGATGACTATCTATTACAACCACTAGGAGAATCTTTCTATGCTTTTAATCAGCAATTTGATTTTGACCCTGATGTACAAGGCGATATAGAAATAAAAGCTAGAGGTACAGAAAGTCTTATGCGTAACGAAGTAAGAAGTCAAAGACTATTACAACTTATGCAAATTGGTTCTAATCCTGCATTAGCACCTTTTGTAAAGTTCCCAGTAATACTAAGAGAGATTGCACACTCATTTGATCTTGATGCTGAAAAGTTTGTAAATGATGAAAGAGAAGCTTTAAGACAAGCTAAAGTTATGCAAGCATCTGGAATGATGCAAGGACCACCACAACAACCACCAGGGGCAGGAGCACCACCTCCACCAGAAGGAGGAGGAACAGTTCCACCAACTAGTCCTGCAGGTACAGGCAATAGTCAGATAGGTCCTGGCGGAGCACCTGAACCAGGAATGCCAGGTTTTTCAGGAAGGCCACCTAGTGAAGGAGAAATACAGTGAGTCCAGAAGTAGCTAGAAAATTATTAGTAATAGCTAATAACAAAAAATCTATAGATGCTTTATTTGAATACGCAGAAGAAAGAATTAAATCTCATGTAAAAAATCTTATAAGAGAAACGGACCATAACAAGATAATACAAATACAAGGTAGTATACATGAGTTACAAAGATTTGCTACGTTCAGGGATGAAGTAATACAAAAAGCTAAAGAGGGGAAAAATGGAACAAGCATTAAATAGCACTAATGAACAAACTGATTCTATTTTATCAAGAGCAAAACAAAATTTTGTACCTAGTAGTAAACAACTAGTAAAAGATACAGTAGAAATGATAACAAACCCAGTACAGACTGCTAAAAGTTTGTATGAGTTAGGATCAGGAATAGTACAGTTAGCAATACCAGGTGAGCAAGGAAATGAAGACATGGCAAGAGCTGTCGGTCAACATTTTGCAGATAGGTATGGCAGCATTGAAAAAGCTAAAGAAACATTTGCAACAGATCCTGCAGGATTTGCAGTAGATGCTTTAGGTGTAATTACAGGTGGTGCTTCTTTAGGTGTTGGTGCTGCTAAAGCAGGAGCTAAAGCAGTTAGTAAAGTAAGAAAAAAAGTAGACGTAGACGGTGGTCTACAACCAGGTTTAGGTTCTAGCACATCTTTAGAAATAGGAACAAACCCTGCTCTCGCAGGAGGTAGTAAATTAAAAAACTATACATATAAAGATGTGTTAAGTATTAGAGAAGCAGCAAAAAATTCTACAGCAGGAACTACACAAGCTAATAAATTAATAAATAATGAAGTAGCAGAAGGAACTAAAATAGCTACACGCCTTAATCTAAACTCTAAAATAGAAAATTCTGTTGGGGGAGTAGATAAACTACAAACATTACATGATAAAACATTTAATGGCAAAGCATTATCTTATATGCCTGATGTTACTATGACGGATATAGTGTTTAGTGTTTCTCAAAAAGGAAGACAATCTATAGCAGCAAAAGTAAAAGGAATAGATGTCCCTGAAGCAAAAGCTAAATATCCTGCTATGTCTGTAGATGGTAAATTTACTACTAAAAGAAATGTATTAGAAGAAATGGGGGATGATGTTATTGAAATAGGAATAGATCCAATCAACCAACATTTATTTATAGATATGAGTACAGGGCAAGCTGTAAAATCTGCTGATATAGGTACAGTAATAGGAAACAGAGTATATGCAAAAGGTGTAAAATACCATAAAAAATCAGAAGCTCCTAAACCTAATAAAGCATCTGATGGAACAGAAATACCTAGTGATGTTATGTATAAATTTAAAAAAGGAGGAACAATTATGGGATTAGCAATGGGGGGCACACCAGGAGTAGCAAAAGATGACGATTTAAAAGATCCGTCTATATTAGATCCAAAAACATCTAAAGAAAAAGCTAAGGATAAAGATATTAAGAAAAAAGTTAGTGATGTTGCAAAAAAACCACGGTCAAGTAATACTAATATTCAAACAGCTATGTTATTAGATCCAGAAGGTTTTTTAAATAAATTTAAAGATAGACAAATACTTGCTGCAAACGAAGGTGCAATGCCTGTAACTGAAGAAGAAATTAAAGAACAAAGTACTAGACAACAAAGAAGATCTCAAATTATAAATCAGCTAGATGAGGCAGGTCTCTCTGTTCCTGCTATAAAAGCAATAGTAGGTAATATAGATATAGAAACTGGTGGTACTTTTAGTCACACACAAAAACAAGAAGGCGGTAATGGTTACGGATTATTTCAATTTGATTTTCAAAAACCTTATTATGATAAATATTTAGAATCTCAAAACTTAGAAGACAGTATTAGTTCTCAAGTATCTTACTTTTTAAATGAAATAAATACAGGAGATACAATAGGTGCAGGTAATGCTAAAAGTATAAGGGATGTATTTAATGATCCAAAAACTACACCAAAAGAAGCAACAATAATATTAGTTGATAAATTTTTTAAACCAGGTAAACCCCATTTAGAAAGAAGAATAGCATCTGCTATGCAAGGGTATGATGAAGAATTAGAAGGATTTAAAGAAGGTGGCCTAGCAGAAGATAATGACGATACACCAGGTGCTACAAAAAGTGAGGTAGCTGATGATATACCTGCTATGATATCTGAAGGTGAACTAGTAGTCCCTGCTAATGTAGTTCGTTATCATGGTTTATCTAAATATGAAAACATGCGTAAAACAGCATTAAAAGCCTTAGATGAACTAGAAGACAACGGACAGATAAGACCTGTTGATGAAAATGGTACACCTATTGATAAAGATATAAAAGA